ATCCGGATAACTGCCCCTACTGTCTCGGGCTGAGGGTTAAGGCGCGGGTGAGTGAGCTGGAACGAATGATGAACAACGCGAGGTACTTTGATCGACCGGGCTAACAGACAGGAGAACTGAAATGCTATTTACGAAAAGGCCCGTGCAAGTCGAGGCATTCAAGTGGACGGCAGACCACGACCAAACCGAATACCCGGAATGGATTGTGGCGGCGATAGAAGACGGCAGGGTATGGTTTGGTCGCGATAGCTTGAACAATGTGCGGATGACTATTGTCACCCTTGAAGGGAATATGACCGCAACGCCTGGTGACTGGATCATAAAGGGTGTGGCTGGCGAGATTTATCCCTGCAAGCCAGAAATCTTCGATCGGACGTATCGTGCGGCACCTCCCGTCACCCTCGAACGTCCGGCAGGCGACATTGTTGTTGCCTTACGGGAGGCAGATTCGCCCAACAATCAATCCCTGTTGGATGAGGCGGCAAGGGTGATTGAGCGAATGCGAGATGCTTTGCGTGAGATAGATGTGGGCGAAGGGTATCCGGGAATGCGGAGGTTATTGACCGTCTTGAACAAAGAAATGATGCAGCAAATAGCCCACGAAGCACTGGAATCATGTTTTCCAACAGTATCGAACCATCGACTGAGCGGTTAACAGAAGAGAAAGTCATGCTAACAGCAGGGCGATTGAAGAGGATCAAGTCGTATATCTCGCCGTCCAACGAGAATCAGTCCGCCAGCATCCTGAACAAGTTTTGCCATGAGCTTGTAGATGAAGTCGAGCGTCTGAGGTCTGTGTTGCAGTCGCTGGCGAACGCCCATCCTAGAATATCTGATCCGCGAGTAATGGCATCACATGCGGCAGATGCGCTCAAAGAGTCAGAACTTGGACCACCAGACTTTGTTTGCCAGCGCTTCAGCGTCTTGGACAAGGAGGAATCGCAAGATATTAGAAAGGACAACCAATGAGTTACGCAATCATCGCAGAGGTTCACGCGCTCGACAATGCATTGTTTGAGAAGGTGTTCATGGACGAGGCACCAGATCGCGTCGCGGCGACCGTCGCAGCGTGCCTGCTCCAAGCGACGAACACCACGCATTGCGGTAAGGCAGATGAGATTCGACGCATCGTCGCCGAACTCTGTCACGACACCGAAGCGGGCGACGACATCATTGCAATGGCGAATCAGATTCAGGAGCTGCGTAACAGGCGACAGGCCGAGAAACAGCCAGGACACAAGGGGCAATGACCAATGGTGAAGCGATGAGTCGCGCCCAACTGCTTCATGAATCCGCGATGGAGTTTGCCGACAAGGCATTAGCTTCCCGGAGAAGAGGAGATGAGGATGCGGCGCGCGCGCTATTTCAGCAGGCGTTCGACCGTGAAAAGCAGGCCGCGCTGTCGGTAGCAGGCCGGCGTAACTTCGAGCCCACTAGGTCGATTCTATTCAGAAGTGCAGCATCTCTTGCGTTGGAATCGGGAAATCTTCGTGATGCAGAGAAGATGGTCTGCTCTGCGCTTTCAGGCGACCCCCCTGAAGAAATTGCTGAAGAACTCCGCGATCTCTTGGAACGCGTCCATTTCAGGCCGAACGGAACGCCCTGATGGCCATCGAGGCCCGGGCGAACGAGCTGGGCATGACGACCCGGATTAGTAAACGCGAAAACAAGGAAGCCCGAATGCCAGTCTAGGAGATGCGGCGGCGACTCAGCCGGTGCCGAGAGCTGAGTGCGGCGGTGCTGTGCGAGCCTGTGAATGGAGGAGCACGATGCTCACACCACGACAGCGTGAATTGCGACGCAGGTACATCGGCGCGAGCGACGCCCCGGCGATTCTGGGGCTCTCTCCATTTGCCACGATCAGCGACATCTATTGGGCGAAGGTAGCCGAGACGCCAGACCAGACGAACGAGGCGATGAGCCTGGGCAACTGGCTCGAGCCGAGCCTGTGTGAGTGGGCCGGCGAAAAGCTCGGCAAGGCCATCACGCGACGCAACACATTCCGCGTCCACCCGAACGGCTTCATGGCGGCCAATCAGGATGCATGGATCGCTGACGATCCCAAGCAGGGGATCGAGGCGAAGTTCGTGGGTCCGGAGTTCGCCGACTTGTGGGGAGAAGAGGAGACCGACCAGGTGCCCGACTACGTGATGGCGCAATGCCAGCACCAGATGTACGTGGCTGACCTGTCTGTGGTCTGGGTTCCCGCGCTGATCTGTCGATTCCGGCCCGTTCGGGCGCTCTTCCGCGTCGAGCGCCACGACGGGCTGATCGACGCGATCGTGCAGCGCGAGAAACAGTTCTGGGAACGGCACGTTCTTCCGAAGCTGCCGCCGACCGATGATCCCCCGCCGATGGAAGTGCTCCGGTACATGCGCCGCGTGCCCGGCAGCATCGCCCACGTCGATCCCGAGATCGTCAGGACCTGGCAGGCGGCGCGCGAGGCGCGACTGACGGCGGCGAAGGTCGAGGAGGAGGCTCAGCGCCGGCTGCTGGCCGCGCTCGGCGAGTGTGAAGCGGCCGAGTTCGGCGACGAGACGCAGATCCTCACCTACCTGCCGCAGAAGTCCACGCCGCGGGTCGACCACGACCGACTGCGGGCGGATGGCCTGTGGGACACGTATTGCACGCAGGGCGAGCATCGCACGTTGCGGCTCACCAAAAAGAAAGGACCGAAGAGCGAATGAGCGGACAGAACACACAAATGGCACGTCGGCCGCAGCAGGCGGAGATCGTCAGGACCAAGCAGGGCCTTCAGGCGCTGCTCAACGATCCGCAGATGCAGTCGAGCATCGCCCAGGTGCTTCCGCGGCACATCACGCCCGAGCGCGTTGTGAAGATGGCCCTAGTGGCGGCCTCTCGGCAGCCGAAATTGCTGAGCTGCACCAAGGAGAGCATTTGCAAGGCCATCATCACGGCCAGCGAGCTCGGGCTCGATTGCAGCGGCACGCTCGGCTCGGGCTACATCATCCCCTACGGGAACGAGGCGACCTTCATTCCGGGCTACAGGGGCCTCATTGATTTAGCCAGAAGGTCCGGCCAGATCAGCAACATTCAGGCGCACGTCGTCTACAAGCAGGACTTCTTCGAGTTTGAACTGGGCACGGACATGAAGCTCGTTCACAAGCCGCACATTGCGGCGGACCGCGACGAGACGAAGGCGGCGATCGTCTGCGCCTACGCGATCGCGGAGCTGACGGACGGCACGCGGCAAATTGAAGTCATGACGATCAGCCAGATCGAAGGCATTCGTAAACGGTCCAAGGCCGGCAACAGCGGCCCGTGGGTGACCGACTTCGCCGAGATGGCCCGCAAGACTGTCGTGCGGCGGCTGTGCAAATACCTGCCGCTCTCGCCTGAGCTGGAGAAGGCCCTCCAGATCGACAACGAGAACGACGGCCTGATCGACGTCACGCACAAGGCAGCAACCACCCAGACGGCGCCGGCGGGCAGCACCGCTCAGCGCGTACTCGATCGCATCACGCAGCCCGCGCAGGAGCAGGAGCCCGAGCCGGACCCCGAGGACGAGCCGCCGATCGTCGAGCCGGAGGACATCAACCCGAGCGATGGCGACGAGCCGGCCGGGAAGAAGCCGGACCCGGCCCCGGCGCCCGAGGCGGTTCCGGTCGCCGATGCCCCGCCGGCAGCCGAGCCGACGGCGTTCTGTCCGATTAGCGATCTCAAGAACATCGCCGACGGCGCGATCGTCAGCACCCAGGGCCGGGTGAAGACCGCGAAGCCATCCCTGGGTGGCAAAGACAAGCAGACGCCGATCGTCGACGCCATGCTGTACGACGGTCCGTACGAGGTCCGGGTCAGCGCCTGGGGCTCCATGCCCGAGTGGCTGGTTCAGGGCTCAGAGGTCTATGTCCGCGCCCTCGAACGCAAGGGCAAGTTCTTCAATGTGCTCGAGTGGGAACCCGTGATCGCCTGACCAGGAGGACCAATGCCAGACTTCAATCGGATCATCATGGCGGGGCATCTGACCCGTGACCCGCAGCTCATGTACACGCCGAGCAATACGGCCGTGTGCAAGTTCGGCATCGCCGTGGGCCGGAAGTGGAAGGACCGCGACGGCAATCAGAAGGAAGAAACCTGCTTCGTCGACTGCACGGCGTTCGGCAAGACGGCTGAGACCATCAATCAGTACCTGTCGAAGGGCCGGGCGGTGCTGGTCGAGGGGCGTCTGAGCTACCAGCAGTGGACGGACAAGGAGGGCAAGAACCGCAGCAAGCATGAGATCGCGGTCGAGAGCTTCCAATTCCTCGGGAGCGGCGGCGCGTCACGGGGCCGGGCTGAGGCCGGGGACACGGCCGGGGGCGAGCTTCCGCCGGTCACAGGCGACGACATCCCGTTCTGACGGGGTGTGACGCAGCATCGTCGCTGCGTTCCCGGGCCTCCGATAGAGGCTCGAGAACCTGGCGATGATCGTCAGGGTTGGTGGTTCAGAGGCAGGGATGGCGAAGGACTTTTGGTTTCCGTTTGAACCGGCCAAGTGGCTCACAGACCCTGAGCTGCGCGCCTGTTCAAAGAGAGCACGAGCGACGTGGATGGACATTCTCTGCGTGATGCACTCGTGTGAGGTTAAGGGTGTGCTTCGAACCGGTAGCCGCGCGTGGACTCTCGAAGAGATCGCTGCCGCGGTTCCTGGCGACACAAGCGAAAACCTTGCAGACATCACGGAGCTTCTGAGCAAAGGCGTCGCCAGTCGCGAAGAAGGGACTGGTGCCGTGCTGTGCCGGATGATGTTCCGCCGCTTCCAAATCTCTCAAAAGAGACGGGAATCCGGCAAGAAAGGCGGTAATCCCGTTTTGCTTAACCAAAAGTCCAACCAAACCTCAAGCAAAGGGATAACCAAACCTCCAACCAAACCTGTAGTTTTAAATATAGGTATGTCTTTGGAAGAGAAGGGGGTGCAGGGGGAAGAGAAACCTTTGCCCGAGCACTCCGGCCTTCCGCCCCCGCCGGCAGACCCGTTCTCGTTGGTCCCTGCGGACCTGGAACCCCTGCTCAAAGAGTTCACCCGTGGTTTCGTGGGCGGCCTCGCCTACGAGATGGCCGCGGTGCGTATCCGGGATCACGGGCTCGACGCCTTCCGGTACGCCTTGCAGCAGGCAGTGTCCCGGGGCTGTCACACGAAGTGGCACTACGTCGACGGCATCCTGCGGAACGGGGTAGGCCTTAAGCCCCGGCCGCCGAAGGACCGGCCATCGGCGAAGGAGATGCACGAAAGGCTCATGCGGAGACGGACATGACCGAGGTCGAGTTCAACGAGTTCTGCAACGCATTCGCCAATCGGTTCCCGTGGGAGAAGGCGGTTCACACGGACTCGCCCCAGCGGAACGATGAGCGGCGGGCGCTGCTGTTCGCGCTGTTCGGGAATTACGACCGCGAAACCGTCGAGCGGTGCGTGCACACCTGGCAGATGGATCAGCCGGACGCGAACAAGCCCAACCTCAAGGAAATCCGGGCGATGGTCGCGTCGGAGCACCGGGAGGCGTGCGACGCCTTCACGTGGACGGCGGCGGACGAATCGGAGCTGTCGCATGCGCTGTACTGGTACGAGCGGCGGGGCCTGCCGCTGCCGACGGTCGAGTACGTCGTCTGCGAACGCTGGGGCCGGCCGCGGGCGCCGACACCGGGCGAACGGGAATCCGCCCGGCGCACGCTGATGGGCATGGTCCAGCGGCCCATGACGCCCGCACAGATCGCGGCACAGCAGGCGGCAGACATGGCCACGGCGGGCAAGGCTGCCCCAAAGCCGCAGAAGGCGGCGAAGCCCCAATGGGCAGGAGGTCGCAAGTGATCCGCAGACGAATTTGGTCCGTGTCGTTCTGGTCGACCTGTCCGGAGCTTTCGATCGGGCTGAAAGGCCGGAGTGACGCAGGGCACGCGCGTTACCGGGCCAAGCTGTTCGTCCGGGTGGGGTATTGGCGGTGGACGGTGTACTTCGGGCTGGAGGTCGACGACCCGCCGCCCACACTGGTTTCGCTGAGGCTCGACCTGGTGCCTGTGGTGCCCCCAAAGGGCGATTCTGTGCCCCTGGCGATCACGGCAGAGCTGCCAGATGCCCGCAGGACGCCCATTCAGCCCGTGTGGC